TCTAACGTATACACTGATGGTTTAGTATCTATAGGTTGGGATATATCTAAGGCTATGCAGGATCTTAACTACATGTCAGGTACTTACCTTTCTGGGTTTATAGATCAAAAAGCATTTGTCTCTAAGAAAAGAGAACGTTACGATATTAAGTTAACAACTTTACTGGCTAAACCTTTTGGTACTCACTCTGATAAAGAAGTGAAGGAGATAATGGTTAGGAGTAGAGGTGCTCTAAACTCTGCAATCATAGAGGCTAACGAGGTTGGTAAAAGACTTAAGGAACTTAACGAGAAGTATAATTATACTGAGCAAGAGCTTAACGATTTATTACACGACCACAACAAAATAAAAGCCTTAGAGGATTCTGAGATTAAGAATGTTCTTATTGAGATGCGTATGGGTATTGATGCCTTAAGTAAGACCCTTATTGCTGAGGATCTTATAGCAGGTCAGACTATGTTTACAGTTGATGGTAACCTAGGATTGTACGTAACTCAATCATACAAAAACTTTGAGGTTAAAGGATGGGAGCAGACAGACAACCTTATTATAAAGAAGACTAAAGATTTCTTATACAGAGAAGCCAAGAAAGATAATCCTGACGCTACAGAGAAGAGATTGACGGAGATACGTGACGTTAATTACAAAAAACTAAACAGCGATAAAAACTTTGCGTACAACATTAAGAACGGTGGTTCTTTAGATGGGCTTAGTAGGTTAACTTCTATCTTCAAGCAAAGAAAAGAAGTACCTCAAGAGATTAAGGATTTTTGGGGTGAGATTGATGACCCTATATTTAACTACAACAATACAGTTAAGAAGGTCGCTCAGACTATAACTGCTGAGAGAATGTATAAAGACCTTTACGAGATAGGTAATGGTAAGTTTATCTCTGATACTCAGACTCTAGATACATTTAATAAGCTTGTAGGGGCTAAATGGGGTAGTATAGAAGGTAAGTTTGTAGACAATGAGATGTTCGCTGTGATGAATCAAATGTCTCCTGAGAAAGGGGAAGGAGCATTCAATTGGGTGTACGATCAATACATGAGGCTTGTACTTCTAAATAAGAAGACAAAAACTGTATGGAATCCAGGTACTCACGTTAAGAATATTATAGGTAACACAGCATTCGCTACTATGAATGGTCATATAAATATGGATGTTGGTACTATGTATGAGGATGCTAAAGCCTCTATGAAGGCAACTATGGGTTCTAGTAACGCTGAGTTAGATGTTATAAGAAAGAACCTTATAGAGAAAGGGGTGCTTAGTTCTTCTGCTTCTCTAGAGGAGATTAGAAACATATCTAAAGATTTAGGAGATACTGATTATGATTTATCTAAATACTTAGACGAGGGAAATGGTAAGATTCAAAAGCTAATGTCTAAGTCTGTGAGATATGCAGGTATGCCATTCAAATACTTCGATGATAAAGCAACTAGAGCCTACCAAGCAGAGGATGATGTATGGAAGTTCTATGGTTTCTTATCTGAGAAAGCTAGATATATTAAGGCTGGTATTTCAGAGAAAGAGGCTGATGACATGGCTGCTAGGAATATAATCAACCTATACCCTAACTATAACGAGATACCTAGAATAATAAGATACATAGGTAGATCTCCTTTAGTAGGTTCATTCGTTGCTTTCCAGGCTGAATCATTCCGTAACACTAAGAATGCTGTTAAGTTAGGATTTGAAGAGATAGGCAGTAGTAACCCTGAGATTAGAAAGATTGGAAGCAAAAGAATAGCTGGTACTATAGCTACAATGACTTTATTAGAAGGTCTTCAGCTATATACTATGCAGTTTATATCTCAATCTCTAGGGCTTGCTGGTGGAGACGAAGAAGAATCTGAAGAGAGAAGACAGAGAACTATGGTAGCTGAGTGGGATAGAGATGGTAGCTTAGCTTACGTTGATAGTGGTGTCCTAGAGAGTAAGACTAATGAAAATCAGATGGAGAACGATAAGTACTTCGACTACATAAACTTCTCTAGCATATCTGGTGTAGGTCACATAAGAGATATTCTAAGACTGACGTTTACAGATATAGATACTGAGGTAGGGAAGGAATCTACTTATAGCATAATAAAGAAAATGTACGAGCCTTTCTTAGGTGAGGAGATGACTTTAGCTGTATTCTTAGAGGCTTACGAGAATAAGGGTAATAGAATATATAGTAGAACAGATGATGCACCTACGGTAGCACTTAAAATGATTGAGTACGTAGGTAAGAAGGTTGCTATGCCAGGATTTGGTAGAAACATACAAAGAATAATGGAATCATTCAATCAAGACTCTGAGAGAGTTCCTACTTACGAAACATTAGCTTTATTTGGACTAAGAGTATCTAGGTCAAACGTTAATAAAACCATGTCTATAAACGCTAGGAATGCGTACAACGATATGAGAAGTAGATCTTCTGATAAGATAATAAGAGATAAGGTGTTGTTGATCAACGAGATGAAAAATAATCCTGACCTTGATAACGATCTAAACATTATAGCTGATCTTATGGCAGGAGCTAGACTTAACAAGGTTGCAGGTAGTGATACTAAGGCTATACTTAAGGGTATGGGAGTAAGCGATGTTGTGATAGACCTAGCTTACAATAGAATGCTTAAGAACTATAAGCAGGATGTTTTAAGTGTTGATGCTAAATAAAAATAAAAACACCTAGTATTATAAAATTAATACGTATATTTATATCGCTTTGAAATTCATAGTTTTAAGCGTTTTGGTTGATTTGTGGGAGGGGTGGTTCCCTCCCTTTTTTTATATAAAATATGGAGATAGGAATACAATTAATTCAGGGAATATTGTTTGGTCTTAGAACTTTTGAGGCAAACGAAGATATACCATACAACGAAGTCCAGCTATTTGCTGGACCTATATGCGTATATATTATATGGAATTAAGAATCTATTCCATAAGGACATATAACATTAAAATAAGTTTCGTCTAAATTTTTTATCTCAAGGGCTAATTCTTGCCACTTACTTTCACCTGCTTCTCTAGTCTTAAGATCCAATGGAGTTCCTGTCCCCATGTTAGACCATATAATAGAGTTTTTATTTAATAGCTTATCTACTTTTGACTTAACAGACTTGTTAGTGTAGTAGGGACTTGTACCGTCTTTTCTTTGCTTCATAGCTTTAGTATCCAGTTAATAATTTAAGTACGTCATCAATAGCCTTATGTCTGTGGTTATCTTCTAGAATTACCTTGTAGACATGCTTGCTATCTTTTATCTTATGTACATCATCTATAGCTGAGTTAAGTGGTGAACCTAAGTCTATCTGTTGGTTATCCCCACAGAATATCATTACAGAGCTTTTACCTAATCTACCTAAAGCCATTCTTAATTGTGGCTTAGTTAAGTTTTGAAACTCATCTATAATAACTACAGCGTTATCAAATGTCCTACCTCTAAAATGAGCAAGAGAAACTAACTCAACTTCCTCATTTTCTACCATCTTCTGAATCTTCTCAGGCTTATTATAAACCTTACGCATATTCGACATGATTGGTACAAGCCAAGGCTCTAACTTTTCCTTCTCGTCTCCAGGAAGAAATCCATTATCCTCTGTAGCTATAGTAGGTCTTGTAATGATAATCTTATTGTATTGTCTCTTAAAGAACATGTCCAAAGCTATCTGAACAGCTAGAAGCGTCTTACCAGATCCAGCCTTACCGACAATAAAGTTGAAGGCGTGATTTAGTATTTGCTCCTTAGCTATCTTTTGTTCTTCAGATAGGGTTATGTTAAACTTAACATTCCCTTTAGGTGGTTGCTTTTTCTTGTTATCCATACTACGAACCACAAGCTTCACAATCCTCGTCATCTATGCTGCAAGCCTCAGGCTGATCTTTTTCTTCTAGATCTACTATCCAAGAATCTAAAGTATCTTGTCTTGATTCGTCTGCTCTTCTTGCTGAGTCTTTAATGAAATCGTCATCGAATTTGTTCATGTTTTTTGTTTTTTAAAGGTTCCCCTGCTTAGTATGGATTCTATTGTTGCGTTAACTTCTTTTTGATTCGATGGGATGTATACGTCTAATTTTTGATCACTATCATGTAGATACTTCAAAAACAATTTGAATCTCATACTAAACACTGGGGTTCTTAAACCTTTGGTTTCTATTATGAATCCAGCATCTAAGTTTATAAAGTCAGGTGTATAAGATATGTTCCTTACGTTACCAGTCATTTCCTTAAATACCTTTTTTCCTTTAGTAGTTCCCTTATCCATAAGGAGACCCTCGAACTTGAATTTTTCTACAAGCTCGAAGGTCTTGCCCTCATACTCATGGGGGATTTCAGCTTTATTTAAGGCTCTATAGCAATACAACTCTAAGCCTGAAGCGAATGTAATTCCATCCTCAGTATATTTCTTAGCGTTAGTTATCTGCTTACCTTTTCTTCTTTTGTATCGCATGATGGGAATTTACGAAATAATTATTTCCTCCCTCTATTTCTAGCACGATTATTTTTCTGTGACTCTAAGACTGTACCTCCATCTTTAGTGTGAGATACATCTTTACCATCACCCTTCTTACCTTTCTTTCTATTGATAGCGTTAAGTCCTGCCCTGTATAGTTTCCTAGATAGACTAGCTCCATACTTAGCGTTGTACTTATCTTTTTTATCCTTAGCCTTAGGGTTGTTCTGGTAGTACTTAGCACTTTTGCTATCCCCTACCTTAGTTCCTGCTAACTTATTTCTAGCCATGTTGCAATTATTTTATAAGTTGCAAGATACAAATTATTATTAGAACTTAATTATAGTTAGTAGGTCTAGGTCTATGTAAAACAGAAGCTCTCTATCCCATATAGATCCTGGTCGTGGGTTCTTCATTCCTCCCCACTCAACTGTAGCCTTAGTTATCTCGTGCATCCATATATAACCAATACCATCATTAAACCTCCAAGCTATACATAAAGGTAGATCTTTTTGTAAGGATTCTTTTTGGCAATGCTGTATCTTTCTAACAGAAGTTCTGACTCTTTTTATATCAGACATATTTAAGGACATAGTTTTTATCTCGCAAAGAGATACAACATCCATAGTTTTGTTGTTGATTATCTCAGCGTCTACTGGAGCGTACCTACCTAACTGATTAAAGGTTAGGTCCTTACCCTCAAGGAGTATACGAAGAGTTTCCTCTTCCCTAACTCTATCAGATTCTTTCTCAAACTTAGGTTCTTTCTTCATTTGATTTTCCTTTTACGTTATTATCAAACCCCCACTCAATGTTAGCATCCATGTCCTCCTTCATTATCTGAAGAAGTATTAGGTATCCAGTAAGGTCAAGTAAGTCGTTATCGCTTTGATATACTGTATTATTCTTAAGCCTGTTAAGTTTGTCGTTTATCCTAGCTTGTATAGCGTATATAGGTTCAACATCAAACAGAACACCTCTCTCGAATACTGCATTGCCATAAGCCTCGTTTTTCTCTACTAAAAGATCTCTAATCTCATCGCATTTCTTTTTAATTTTCTCTTGCATCTCTTTTCTTTAATTGTTTATATTCTTCTTTCTTTTTGCAAGCACAACTTCGCTTACATATATTCTGTACTTCATCCTCAGGAATCTCTGTAAAACCTTTAAGGTTATACCTTTCTTGATTGATATTCGGAGCATTCTTGAAATTATCCCAACCATCTTTAATTAGTTTTATGATTAATGAAATATGTTGTATCATCTTTTACCTCTTACTCTACCTCCTGGGCGTTTAATGATACCACCTAAGCCACCACCTTCTTCTTTAATCGATTCCATAAACTCATCACAACATACAGCTTCTGGACAAACTACTTCGCCATTCACTATCTTCATCGTGTGTTTCTGTATCTCTTTTATAGTGGAGTTACACTTGTTGCATTTAAACTTTGCCATAATTTTTTATTTATCTCTATTAATAAATGGTTCTACTACTAAAATAACGCACAATATAGTCACGATTAAAATTATTACGTTCTGTATCATAGTGTTTCTTTTTCTTTGTTAATTTCTGCATCGATTATTATATCTCCCCAAGCATATGCCTCTGAAGGAGTTTTAAATTTCTTAGAGTATTGTGTACTCCAGTTACCTGTCTTAGCACCTCTCTTATATAGTCCACAGATCCAACCACTATCTTTTTCTGCCAATGGGCTTACTTGAATCCACCAACCTATCTCTAGGTAAAAATTAATGTTCTCCATTACTCTTGTTTTAGTTATTGCCTCCATTCGTTCTTAGGTAATCTCTTAAACTTTGTAGTTATTCCAAAGTAAGTTACATCGCATTGAGCAACCTCTTGCCAGAACTTAGACTTAGTCATATCCCACCATTGATTATGCAATCTGTCTTTAGATGGTATAGAAAATAGTTTCTTTTCAGCTTCTTTAATTTCTTTCCAATCTGCTTCTACTCGTAAGCGTTTCTTTTCTTTTGCTCCGTACCTATCTCTCTCATAAGTATACACCTTTGTTCTGTCTTCAGATGTAAACCCAAAGTGCAACTCAAACATAGTCTTACCATCTTTTAAGGTTTTAAATACGGTTTCCTTAGGATCTAGTGGGTGTGTCATAAGTATATGCTTTACTTTAAGTTAGGTAATCCAGTAAGGTGCAGATCCCCTACACCTTACCTTCAAAACAAATTGAGAACCTGACCTCTCATTGCCTAAGTATTAGCATTACCTAGGACTTTTTATGCAGCACTCAAGTAGCTTACTCACTTAAAAAGAATTGCAACCGACTTGTTACATTTTAATAGGTAGATCGTACCTAATCTTTAAACTTGTTTATCAACGTTTTCACGAATCATATACACCATATCAGTAATAGAATCATTAAGATCCTCTATTACTTTTTGATTATCTTTTAACCACGTAGAGTCGATTTGTTTCTCGTAGTTGCTTACGTAGTTTTGTAGTAGGTTGAATTTCTTTTTTACTAAACCACTATGCAACCCTTTCATATTGTGAAGTTGTTCGCTAAATGACTTGTAAGTACCTAGTAATAATAATAGGTCTATCTGTTGGTCTTTGTTTAAATCCATATCTTAGTAAACATCGTGTGACATACATAAAAACTTATGAACCACAACATCTGTTATTTTAATTTCTATACCTAGTTTAGCTTTATGAATATAACTTAAGGAATTGCAAAACCTTTCGTTTTTTTCTAACTTTAATGGTTCTATATCTGTAACGCAAGTCTCGTGGCTATCTTCACTCCACTTCTTAGACTTTACTTCTACGCCTTTACTCATCCTAATAGTTCTCCACTTATAGTATACTGTCGCATGGTATATCTTTTTCCTCATTGCTTAACTTTTCTTTAAGATTATGCACCTCATTATTTAAACTTGAATTGATAACCTTTAGTGATGAAATGTCTCTCATTAATTTTTCCACCAACACCTCTCTCTCTTCTGTTAAAGAATTGTAATCAAATTTAACTTCGTTATAACTTCTTTTATAGTTATCAACCATCATGTTTAATTTCCTAATCAACTTTAAGTAGTTCTTATCATAAGATAAACAACCATCGTTAAGCTTCTGATAGTGAATTATAGTAGAGTAATGTTTACCTATAATCTTACCTATTAATACAATAGGAAAATTAAAATGATTCCTAATGATATTTGATATAGCTGCGTTAGCTTCTACTAAATCTCTCTTTCTACTTCCTATGATTGAATGTAGTATATCCTTTTCTTTGTAAGTAAATTCAAACAAAGCTTTTATTATCTGCAGATCATCATCTTTAATATTTAATGAGTCAAGATGTTTAGTTGCTTTATTTAGTGCTAGTTTTGTACCTTCTTTCATCTTTTTTCTGTAATTATTTTGTTAATAAACCAAAGTATAAATACACATCCTACTATAAAGTTAGATGTAGTCTCGAAGTTCCAATCCATACCTTAGAATGCTTGTGATGTTTCTACTCCTTGAACTGCTGAGTAGTCGTTACCATAATCTGTAGGGTCACTAAACCTAGTGTACTCCTTCTCAAACTTAAGGGGTAGCACTCCAGTACCTATATTTCTACCTTTGGCAAAGATTAGGTCTACTAAACCCTCTGTATTGTTTCCGTTATCATCCTGCATAATACCATAGTATTCTGGTCTATACACAAGCATAACAATATCTGATGCCTGCTCTATCTCTCCACTCTCTCTAAGATCAGATAGCATAGGTCTATTACCTCCACCCCTCTTCTCTACACTTCTACTAAGCTGAGATAATGCTACGATTGTTATGTTTAATTCCTTAGCTATATTCTTAAGTTCACGAGCAACCATAGCTACCTCCTGCTCTCTTGAGTGACCACTACCTTTTACTAATTGAAGGTAATCAACTAAGACAAACTTAACACTCTTAGTTATAACGTACTGACGTATCTTATTCAGCAGGTATCTAAGTGAGGAATCCTTACACTCATCAACGTATAGTTCAGTTCTTTCTAGCTTACCTATAGCAGTATCTACCCTAGCCAACTCATCGTTCTGTAGCGTACCCTTCATTATGTATCTGTTATTAACAGAACTTTCCAATGATACTAACCTCTGTAATAGTTGTGTCTCCCCCATCTCGTAAGAGAATACTGCTGAGGGTATGCCTGCCTTAGAGCAGTTGTAACAAAAGGCTAAACCTAAAGATGTCTTACCCATAGAGGATGCACCACCTATTACTATAAAGTCAGTCTCTTGCCAACCTCCAGTAAACTTATCTATTGATTGAAACCCAGTAGGCACACCAACCATTTCATCTGAGGACATTCTTCTTTGTATGTCATCGTGTAGTGCCTTTAGTTGTTTCTTTATGTCGGGAATATCGCTACCCCTAACCTCTGATATAGGCTTAAGTTCTGTCTCTACATAGTCTAGTACCTCAAACAAGTCATCATTTCTACTCAGCTTATTATTAGTTACCTCTATTAACTTTTTTAATCTAATCTTCTTCTCTTCTTGAGATAAGAAAAGAATCATATGTTCTGTGTTGTAATGGCTAAAATCTAAAGAGTAACACTCAGCTAACCTATAAGGTGCTAGAGAGTCTTTAACTAGCTTAGTAAGTATAATTAAGTCTACCTTTTCCCCTAAGTCTAACCTATTTGATACTACCTTGTAAATCTTTCTATTAAGAGGGTCAGTAAACATTCCCTCAGACATAAGGCTGTGATTATTATAATAATCTTTTGGTATAGACATTATACGACCAAGCAACCTCATTTCCATGTCTTTATTATCTGTCATCAGTAACGTATTTTGGTTGTGTGTATCGGTTTAACTCTTTCTTATCATCACTAGATAATAATATCTCACTCTCCCATCCCTTTGAGTTTATCCAAGTTCTAGGGTTCTTTCTGTATTTCTTATCTGGAGTAGACTCTACGTAAGACTTAACACCCTTAATAGCTTTACCCATCTCCTCCAATGTAAGCCTCATAAAGGATATTCTAGCGTTCTTCTCGTCTATTCTCTTGTCGTACATAGACCAGAACATATCGAATCCCTTAGACCTTCTCTGATCTTCTTCCTTAGGACTTGTTTTGTTTAAGAACCTAGCGTCTGTTACCTTAAGATAGTGATTTATATTATTGAATGTAGTTTGTGACTCAAACTCATTATTGTATAGAGACTTATACACTTTTTCTTTAGAGTGGAATACTATATACCTACCATCCATCTCTATAAAGTCAACATTATCCGTATTGATTATGTCGTTATCTGATACTCTTAATCTCATAGCTTTGGTTTGGTTTGGTTTGGTAAAAAAATAGGGGAGGTGGTTTGCCTCCCCATATAATCTATATACTAGAACGGTAAATCATCGCTCTTTGCTGGTGCAGTAGAACCCTTTGGTTCTGGCTTAAAGGTATCAACCTCTACGTAGTGAGTCTTTCCGTACTCATCCTCTTCACGCTTCTTTACAACCTTTAACTTGATGTATTTATCTCCGTTGTAGTCGAACATAAAGTCACTAGCTTCTTTACCTAACTTGGTAAGGTTTAATGAAAAGTTAACCATTCCACCATCGAACTTCTCAGTTCCGTTTCCAATGTAAATTTTTTCTGTCTTGTTACTCATAGCTTTTAGCTTTTAATAAAATAATTAATAAGTGCCTCTCTTTCTGTTATATCTAAATACTTTACGATCTTTTTGAAGTGTTTTATTTTAAACTCTTCGGGAGTGTCTAAGTATTTAAATAGGGTAGGTCGGCTTAACCCCATTCTTTCTGATAGAAACTGAACAGTTATCCCTTTTCTAAACAATTCATCTCTTAATGTCATAGCGTGTCTGTTATTAAATGCTCCTCTACAACAGCCTCATTATCTATAAAGAATCTTCTATAGGTATCGAGTAGGTACTTATACTCATCTCTACCCCTATCCATAAACTCTTTACCTGCATAAAATATAGACACGTTGTAGGGCATTGTTTTCTCTTGTGTTATGAAGATGAACTCGTCACATCCAAAACCATCTGAGTAAAATGCTGACTGTCTATCGTAGCCATACTTTCTACATGAGCCTGAGAAACCATATAGACTTCCGTCTCCAGTAGTCTTGAGGTCTATAAGCGTTTTACCATTACGGTAATCTGCTTTACCCTTGCAGAATACACCAGTATCATCGTCTTGCCAAGCGTTAGCTATTTCTCTTTCTCCTTCTGCTACCAGTAAATCCTTAACCTCTTTATGTGAGAACAACACATCCTGCATACGCATTATCTGGTCGTACTCTTTGGTTAATATGATAGTGGGTGCTTTAGAGTTCTCTGCCTTAAACTCTTTGTATCCTTTAGTAGTCCTTGTAGCTGAGTCGAATACCTTAACCTTATCGTTAAACTCATTAGGTTCTAGCATTGCTACATGGTAAGCCCTCCCAAAGATCATTGGAAAGGTCTCCGTTCTTAAGTGAGGATTATCCCTCATAAGTTTGTAGGTACGTACATCCTTCTTTATCAACCCCAACTGCGAGTTCGTAACAAACTCGTAGTCGGAGTAATAGAAAGAGTCATCCTCTATCTTCTTTATAAAACTATCTAAACTCACTAAGCTAGTGTGTTAGCAACTTTTATAAATTTCCCTAGATTTTCTTCTTGAGATTTAGTAAGAGAATAACCACTCATTTTCTGCTGAACAACTGCACCTTTACCATCTTCTATAGCCTTAACCATAGCTTTGTATTGGTCTGATGATAGCTTAGGTTTAGCACCTGCAACCTTCTTAACTATGGGTGCGTTACCTTTAACTGCTCCGTTACCATCGTCATCTCCAGTAACTACACCAACAAATGATGCTAAAGCGTATCTTCTAGCGTAGGATATAGCTGAACCAACACCATGAGCATCTTCCTTAGATGGAATATACATGGTAGAGGATAGGTACTCGCCACTTGAATGTGATAGTATTGTTGTTAGCCCACCGACATCTGTAGGCATTTGAATAATTGATAGCTCATTTTCGGACAATAATGCACGAACAGAATCCCATACTGAACCTAAGTCAGCATAGTTTGATTTGAAAAAAGGATTCTTTGAGTTTTCTTTAGCAGGTCGTAATTGAGCCTGTACTTTTGATAGGGCAAGGGTTAGATTCCCAATGCTTTCTGACTTTTCCATAGTTTTGGTTTGATTAAATTAACTTTCTGTTGCAAATATAGTGAACTTTTTTTACTCCTGAAACGTTTTTAGTAAAAATATTTAACTAAATCCTATAATTTCGTAATTTAAATTAGCAGGAAATATGTCTTTTATGATGTTCTGTACTGACATTAAATGTTCTTGTGCTTGAAGTTCATCTTCGGTATTGTAGAACGAAATGATAGTGATGCCATCAAATTTTGGAGAGAGTATACACTCATTTAAATCTAAGTACTTATCCTTACAAGAACCTAGTATTATAATGTTTTCTGTCTCGTGAAAATAATTGTACTTAATTTTGTGCTTGTTAAATGTTTTTATCAACATTTTAATGTAAGGGTGCTTAATGGGTGTTATCCTCTTGTCTAACTTTACTTTTATACCCACGCCTCTTAGCATTGATTCTATTGCGTTCGTCTCGTATTCCATTTATCTTGCGTATAAAACTAGTTAGTGTACAGTTGCTCTCCAGTAAGTAATTTAAATGCTTCAACTCAAGTTTTTCTACTGAGTTCAAAAGGTAACGTATTTTAAGTTTACATTTGTAGGGTGTCATCTTAAATTGTTTGCTACCAGACATTTTCTTGGATAAATCATTCATACTTTCAATTATAGGTACTACGTACTTACTTCTTATCTTTGAGTATTTAACGTATGATTGGCAGGGGTCTTGCTCCCCATCCATCCATATCTGATCTACATCTATTGTCTTGATTTGATTAATCATCTTTTAGTTTTTTAAGTTCTTCTTCTAGTTCTTTAACTCTTTTCTCTAAGGCTTGTATCCTTAAGAGGTTATACTCTTCTTGTTGCTCGTCTCTACTGCTCATTGCTGTATACCTTTAGTGTTTTGTTAATCATTCCCTCTACCTCATCATACTTATCGTTGAAGTATTCTTGAGCTTCATCGTGGTACTCCCCATCATTCCATATATCTTCTATATTAAAACTTTGTTCTACCATCATGTGTGCTATATCAGATATAAATTCCATATAGTCTGAGTTGTTTATGTGTGTCTTTTCCATAATTTCTAGTCGTTTGTAGGTTGTAAATCTTCAGAGAATATATCAATGGATAACCATATCTGTTCCATTGTTGCATCATTTG